ATGAGGCGGGAAAAATCCCCTGACAGGTATCTACAAAAGCGATCCGACGGCGGATTTCGCTATGTCCGGCGCGTGCCCGGTCATGCACTTTCGGCGTTGCGGAGGGTCTATCCCGATTATCCGGGCACGATCCGGCGGTCGCTCAAAACGGCCGATCTTGCCGAGGCGCGCGCCCGGCGCGACGCGATGGAGGCGGCCGACGACGAGCAATGGCAACGCATCGCGTCCGGCGACGTCGGCGGCGATATCCATGCACGGGCGATCGAGCGCGCACTCTCGCTGCGGATCGAATATCGGTCGGTGGCCGACCTGGCGGCGTCGGCAAGCGTCGAGGAACTGATATCGCGGATTCGCGTGGCGGCCGCCTCTCCCGACAGGCTAACGGGCGCCGCCGTTTTTGGCGCGGCCGGCGAGGCGGAAACCTCGATCGACGATGCCTTCGACGTGTTCGAAAACGTGATCCGGCGCGCAGACCTGGCGCGCAAATCCGATCTGCAGCGCACGAAATGGCGGCAACTGAAGCGGCGCGGAATAGAGAATTTCAAGCGCGTCGTCGGAGACATTCCGATCGAGAAGATTGGCCGTGACGAGGCGCGCAAGTTCCATGAATGGTGGCTCGGCCGTATTGCGCCCGACGATCCGAAGGTCCGGCCGCTGTCGGCCTCGGCGGGCAACAAGGATCTGGACACGATGCGCTCGCTTCTCGGCGAATATTTCGCCTATGTCGGCCGCGACGTTCCGAACCCGTTTCGCGGCATGCGCTTCAATGATCGCATCGTGCGGACGCGACCGGCCTTTTCCGAGGCGTGGATCCGGCAGCGTATCCTCGCGCCGGGCGCGCTCGACGCCATGAATGACGACGCCCGCCGGGCGGTGCTTGCGCTGATAAACACGGGCGCGCGGCCGTCGGAGATCATCAATCTCGAGCCCGATGCAATCGTCCTCGACGCCGACATTCCCCATGTCGATATTCGCGAGACCGAAAACCGGGAACTGAAGGCAAGGGCAACGGCGCGACGCATCCCGCTCGTCGGCGTATCCCTCGAGGCGTTGCGGGAGGCCAAGGCGGCCGGCGGCTTCCCGCGCTATCGCGACCGGGACAACCTGTCGGCGGCGGTCAACAAGTATTTTCGCGATCACGGCTTGATGGAAAGCGACCGGCACACGCTCTATTCAATGCGCCATGCGTTCGAGGCGCGCCTGAAGCTGGCGAATGTCGACGAGGAACTGCGGCGCTACCTCATGGGGCACGCGATCAGCCGGCCGAAATACGGCTACAGCGACGCGCTGACATGGGCAGTCGAGGCAGTTCGGAAGGTGGCGCTGTAGCCCGGCCCGTCAGCCGCGCCTTGTCAGGGACGGGCAAAACCATCGGCCGGTTTCCGGGCATTGCATGAAATGCCCCATGTCCCGCAATGTTATCATGATCGAGTAGTCGCGCGGATCCAGAAGCCGCGCGAAGGGCTCAAGGGCCGTCGGTCGCATTTCCTCTACGAATTCGGATATCTCGCGCTTGCGCGCCGCCCATTCGTCGATTGTGTAGTCGCGCAGCGAAGACTCGGCGCGACGGGCCGGACGGGGTTCCGGCGTATCAAGGCCGGCAAGGATGTCGAGTTGACGCATATCTCTATGGTTCGGGTTGTGTATATTCCGGGTCGAACGTGATCGGGCGGGCCAGAACCATTCGCTGAAGGTCGTGGAGCTTGTGGCGGAATTCGTCGGTTTCTTCGCGATGCACCGGCGGTAGCTGGAGAAACGCATTCCAGGCTGACGACAGGTGATCCAGAACGTCTTGTTCCCGAGCAGTGATATCGCGCGCCATCGTCTCGGTCCCTTATTTTGTAGACGCCTCAATGAAGATCATTGCGTCGCGCATGGCATCCTGCCAACGCCTGCGTCGGCCGATTTTCATATCGACCTCGATTTCTGACGTTTTGCCGCGCAGAAACCATTCGCCGCCGTCGATCTCCATCTCGAATTCGCCGTCGCCGAAGTGGATCGTATGCCTGATATTTGGAACATCGGTCGTGATCTCCAATTTGTGCTCGGCCATCGCCTCGTCCCTTATTGTGCAGCTAGTAGCAGGCCAAGAAACAGGCCGGCGACGATTATCGAAAGAATGAAGATCGCAGCGAGCATCGGGCTACCTTCTCTGATAATGCGCTCCGATGGTGGCGGCGGAGGGGGCGGATATGAATCATCGCGCATGCCAATGTCCCTTTCTATGCAGCCTTGGAGACCCGGAAGTACGGTGACTTCACGTTTGCTAATTCAGCGATTTCGCGCTCACATGCAGCCATCGCCGCTTCGGCGCTGTTGAACATCCGAATGCCGCCTTTTTCTCCGCGCAGCATCATGCCGAAAGGAGACGCGACCCAACGCCGACCGTGAAGCCAGACTTTAGCGCCGCTCTCGCTCTGCCGATATTCGCTAACCGTGCCGTTTGGATACTTGCTTGATTGTTCCCAAGCCATGCTCGTGTCCCTCATTCTTCAGGTTGCCTAAACAGTCACCCGGCACGGTGACGGCGGAGATCTGCGTCGGCTCGATCGACGGGCCAAGGCGGCGTCGATACGTGCGTCAACATCGACCAGTCGCTCGCGTTCCCGCTCGAGCCGTTCGAAAATCGGGAGATACTCCATGCCCTGCTCGCCATGCGCGCGCATGAGCGCGGCAAGGTCGGCCAAGGCCTCGTCAATCTCCTCGATCGTCACCGGCCCGCGTGGTTTCATTTGCGCCAGTTCCCGCGCCGTTGCGGCTTGCGTCCGTTGCGACGTCGGCAGTTCTCGCTCGCAGTCACGATGTCCATGTGAGTCCACTCGAGGCACCGGCGGTTGCCGCATTCATGGTCGATCTGCTTTTTCCCCGGTATGTAGCCGAGGAAGTGATTTGCGATGACCAGGTGCACGGCGACCGTCTGGCCGTCGAGCGACATGCGCGGATATCCGCCTCCCCGTCCGTCGCCCGAATCCGGCCCTTGCCATTCGAGGCAGCCGATTTCCTGTCCCGGCTGCCGCGGCCTGCGGACGCAACGCGCAAGGATCTTTTGCAGGATCGCGTTGCGGCGATCGGCCAGTTTCGCGCGATCCCGCATCATTGGCGGCTCGTCGACTCTGCCAGTCGGGCAATCCTGCGAAGGCGAGCCAGTTCAAGTATGACCCGATCTTCCGACAGGCGTCCGCGAAAGCTGGCGGATGCGGGTTTGCCGCTCGGCGCGACATAGGTTGCGCGGGTGACGAACCCGGCGGGCGTTTCCGTTATCCATACATGCATGGTCGGATCCCCGCCCTAGAACGGAATTTCGTCATCCATGTCGCGCACGAAATCGGTTCCGCCGCGTTGTTCCATGTGCTGGCGCGTGCGCTCCTCGATCCGGCTGCGCTCGTCGTCGCGGCCGGATGCCGCGCCGTAGCTTTCGCGTCCATAGGCGCGGGCCTGGCTTTCCGCCCTGTCCTGCCCGCCGCCGCCGGGCTGGCCGAGCATGGTCAGCGTGCCGTCGAATTTCTGCAGAACGATCTCGGTCGCATAGCGATCGTGGCCGGACTGGTCCTGCCATTTGCGCGTCTGGATCTTGCCCTCGACATAGACCTTCGCGCCTTTTTTCAGGTAGTCCTCGGCGACCTTGGCGATATGCTCGTTGAAGATGACGACGCGATGCCACTCGGTGCGCTCGCGCTTTTCGCCTGTCGTCTTGTCCCGCCACGTTTCCGACGTTGCGATCGACAGGTTGACGACCGGATCGCCCGAATTCAGGCGGCGAATCTCGGGATCGGCGCCGAGATTGCCGATCAGCATGACCTTGTTAAGCGAACCGCTCATGTGCTTGACCTTTCTCGTTGCGGTTGATTTCGCGCGCCGGCTCGGCGCGGCGTTTCAGGAATTCGCAATTCGCGGCGACGAGCGCCTGCGCCGGATGCGGCGATACGGAATTCCCGCATTTGTGAACCTGGTGAGTCTTCGGGATCGGCTTGCCGTCGATGCCGCGGTCGATCACGTAATCGTCGGGGAAACCCTGCGCGCGGAACAGTTCGCGCGGGGTCAGCATGCGCATTCCGATATCGACGATCACGTAATCCGTCCCGCCGATCTCCACCGTGACGAGTCCGAACCGGTCGCGCGTGGTGACGGAATGGCAGGGCTCGTCGACGCCCTGGCCGATGCCGGCGCCGTAATACTTCACCATGAAGGACGCGACGAGGGCGGCGTGCGTTCCGCCTGCGCAAACGGTCGGAAGCGGCTCGCCGGGCGAGCCGTCACGGCGGTCGCTGCCCTTCATCGAAAGCATGTGCGCCGCGACGACCGTCTGTTGCGTACCGCGCGTGGTGATCGTCGACAGCGGTGCGCGTGCCGGGCGGCCGACCATGTCGGAATTGTGCTGCGCGAGGAACGCCGCGACGACCTGGTTCTGGTCCTTCGGGCTTGCGGCGATCGTATGGATCGGCGCCGTCGCCGGCCGCGTCGAACCGCCATGCTGCGCGGCCGATATGATCGGCACGACAAGCGCCTTTTCCGGCGACGCGGTGACGGTGCCGATCGGCTCGCCGAGCGGGTAATCGCGTTTGCCGCCGGAATAGCCGTGCGCGACGGAAACAAGGAACGGATCGACCGCGTCGAGAACGTATCGTTTCACGCCCTGTGCAATGCGCTTCATCGTCGCCGGCGCCAGCGGGCGCACGGCGCGCACGCCGTGCTTGCGCATGATCTCCTCCGACGTGTCGAAGATCGAGGGACACGGGACCGACCAGTCGATGATTTCGGCAGCCGTGCGATACGGCTTCAGTTTTCCGGCGAGGACACGCGGATCGTCGGGCGCGCCATGTGTCGGCTTCGGCCAGACGATCGGCTTCCCGTCGCACCGCATGACGATGAACAGGCGCTTGCGGATCGTCGGCGCGCCGTAATCGCATGCGCGCAGTTCGCGCATTTCGATGCGATAGCCGTGCTGCCTAAGCTGCCGTTTCCATGCGTCGAAATCCTCCCATGTGCGGAACTCCTCGACGTTTTCCATGATGATGACGCGCGGCTTTTTTCGCTTCAGTTGCCAGACGAACTTGACGATCGTCCAGGCAAGACCGCGCACCGAAACCGATGTCGGGGCGCCGCCGCGGGCCTTGGAAAAATGACGGCAATCCGGCGAGGCCCATAGCAGGCCGATCGGCCGCCCGCGCGCATATCTGTCGAGGTCGACCTGCCAGACATTTTCCGGCAGGTGATCGCATTCGGGGTGGTTCGCCGCGTGCATGGCGAGGGCCACCGGATCATGATTGATGGCGACGTCCGGCGACCGGCCGAGCGCCATTTCGATTCCCGTCGATGCGCCGCCGCCGCCGGCAAAGCTGTCGACGATCAGGTAATCATCCATCATCGCCGCGCCTCCTGGCGTCCGCGCGGGCGCCTTCCTTGGCAAGATGCAACGTCCGGCAAACGGCGTCCTCGCGTACATTCAGAAGGTCGGCGATTTCTTTCGTGTTGAATTGGCCACCTGCCCAAAGAACGATCGCCGCGACCGCGTGATTGCCAGTCAGGTATCCGGTGCCGGTCATCGCCGCGCCCCATTGTCGCGCTGCAGGACGCGCAGTCCGGCTTCCCGCTGTCTGTCGACGGCTGTCTGCCAGTCGCTACCGGATCGCGCGCCGCGCTTGCGCATTGCTGCGACCGCCTCGTCGAACCTTTTTTGTGCGGCATTCAGCCGGTTGATCCGGTCGCAGGCCATGCGGTTTGCCTCGGCCTTGGCGATTTCTGCCTCCTCGACGGCTGCGATCGCTTCCTCGAGGTCGATCTGCGCCGATTTCAGGTCCGGCGCTCCCGTGGTCTTGTCAGCCATGTCATTTGACCTCCTCACCTGATCCGCATGGGCATGACGACGGCGAGGAAATCCTCGTCGTTCGGGTTCTCGATCCGCATTGGCGACCCGGCATCGGCGGCGTCGATGATCGCGACCTCGGCGCCGCGGTCCTTCATCGTCGCCAGTGTCGCGCGCAGATATTTTCCGTTGACTCCGCGCGCTCCCCATGCGCCGGCGAATTCGGCCGGCACGGCGTCGGCTGCCTCCGACCGGTCGCCCTGGACGGCGATCGTCATGACGTCGCCATCCTCGGCAAGCTTCAGGCCGGATCTTTCCTTGTTGTCGTCGCTGGCCGCCTGCACCTTCAGCACGCGGTCGAGCGCGGCGATCATCTCGGCAAGATCGAATGTCGCGGTGATTTCACGCGCCTTCGGGATAACGCGCCGCCACTCTGGATAGGTCGCGTCGATCAGCTTCGACACGATCCGCTCGTCGCCGGCCTCGGCCGCGATCAGCCGGTCGCCGATCTGCAGCGTTACCGGCGCGTCGCCGGCCTTGGCGGCGAGGCGCCGGATCTCGGCGACGGCCTTGTTCGGCACGATGATTCCGTCCCTGGCAAAGCCGTTCGTCGCGAAGCCTTCCGGCGCCTCGATCGAGGTCGTGTGCAGCCGGTGCCCGTCCGTCGCGGCGACGACAAGCCGCCCGTCTGCAACCTGCAGGTTGATGCCCTCGAGATAGTATCGCGTCTCGTCCTTGAGCGGGGCGGCCGGGGCGACGGCCGCGATCAGCCCGGCAAGCGCATTGCCCTCGATTTCCGCCGCGCCGTCGAATGCCTGTTGCAGCCGCGGGAAATCCCCGCCCGGCAGGATCTGCGACTGGAAGCGGGACCGGCCGGCGCGCGCGCAAACCGTCTGTTCGTCGATCGCGAATTTCACTTCCGCGCGGTTCACGGATCCCGCCGCCTCGACGATGTAGGGTGGCACGCAGGCGGCCGGCATGGCGTCGAAGCCGTCGCCCGGCTCGACCTTCACGGTCAGCGAACATTCGAGGTCAAGGTCGCTCGCCGTTACCGTGACGGTGCCCTCGCCCGGCTGGAAATGGTACATGCCGACAATCGGGATGGTGTTTCTGCGCTCGGGAACGCCCTTCAGCGCCGAATGAACGCCGGCCGCGGCTTTCGGTTCGATCGTGAATGTCATGCCGATCACTCCCCCGCCCGGTGCTCGATCACGGCATGCGGGGCAGCGAGGCGAAGGCCGGTCGCCTTGATCCGTTCGCGCGGGGCCGGCTTGTCGTTCTCGAGTTCGACGCCGACGACCTCCTCCCAACGCATGGCGGGGACGCTGGTCGATCCGCCGACGATCAGCCGGGCGAACCCGCTGCGGTGTTCGGCATAGAGCCCGCCGGCGCGCTGATAGAGCGGCACCTGCCTGTAGACGCCCTTTTCCGAAACGATCACGCGGGCATCGGGGATGACGGTAAACAGGTCCATTTCTGCAAGCTTCGGATTTGCCATGACGGTTCTCCCTTCGGATCAGGCGATGCGGCCGGCGGCCGGGCATAGGGTTTTCAGGCGGGCGCGGTATTCGTCGGCGGCCCTGGCCGTCGGCCAGATGCGCAGCGCGCCGCGCAGGCGCAGCGGCTCGGCCTTCTCGATCGCGGCATTCCACCGCCGCGGGCAGTTGGCGAGCAGGTGACGGCGCTCGGTTGCCAGCATGCGCGTGTCGTATGCCTTGACGATGCGCACCTGTTCGGCAGTCGGCAGCGGCGTTCCGCATGCCCGGAAGATCGCCGCGTCGGCGCGACGCTTGGCCTCGGCGATCACCGAAATGATGCGGCTGTCGCCGAACAGTTCGATCTCGACCTCGGCCAGCCCCTCGACCGCCGGCGTCGTGATGTCGCCGATGATGAATTCATGCGCGTCGTGGAGCAGCGCGATTGCGGCGAGATGCGCGTCGCCGGTTTCCTCGAGAATGACGTCGGCCATGACCGCGCAATGCTGCGCGACGGTATAAACGCCGCCGGGCACGGCGCCGTCGAACCGCGATATGCGCGCCAGCGTTTCCGGCAGGTCGATCATGACGTCGATTTCACCGGCGGCGGGCCGCGACACCGTGATCGCCCGGCCGGTGAGACTCTGTTTCCATGCTTTTGTCATCGCGCAGCCTTTCCTTTCGCGAGTTCGTTCACGGCCGCGCGGGCGGCCTTTTGCCTTTCGGATTTCAGAAGGGGCAGCCGGCGGAGAAACTGGTCGAGGCGCTCCTCGACGCGGCGCAACTGGAATGACCAGGGGTCGACCCTGTAGGCGGCAACAGCCCGGCAATATGCGCGCCATTCGCTGCGCATGGTCGGGCTGTCCGTCGCGCCGGCGGTCAACGGCATGGCGTCGGGGTTTGCCGACCGCACCTTCACGATGATGCCGTCGATCCGGTCGAGGCCGTCGTCGCGCCGGTTCATGCGCAACTCGGCATGATAGGCGGCCGTGTATGCATGCTCGATGATTTCCGCTGCCGTGAAGCCTGCGCCGGCCAGATCGTCGAATGTGACGCTGCCGGCCGCGGCAATGTGTTCGCGCATGAATTCCGCCATGCGGTCGACAACGCCGCCGGCGGGCGGGGAGGAGATACCCGCCGGCGGATGCGCCACCTCGGCGGCGCTGGTTCTCGATTGAAGCGCGTGCATCGCGACCTCCCTTCAGGCGGGAAGCGTCGCCGCGCAGGCGGCAATGCCGATGATGGCAATGGAGGCGATCAGCACGGCCTCGACAAAGGCGGCATGTCGATTGTAGCGCGCTGCGCGCTCGGCCGCGGCACCGGTCAGGCCGGCGTCGTCGTCGAAGATGCTGTCCGCCCCGCGCGCCGCGTCAAGGCGGTCAACGGCCTCGCGCAGCCGACGGCCTGCTTTCGCCGGATCGAAGGCGAGACGGCCGAAGGGTTTCGGGTGGATGGTGGATGGTGTCTGCATGATTCCCGCTCCATGATTGACCATGGGGCGGGATTGATAACGGAAAAATCCGTATCGTCAACAGTAAAACGGAATTTTCCGTAATTTTTACGTATCAGCTAAGCAGGTCGTTAAGGGTCATGATGCGGTGGACGGCGGAGACCTCGGCGCGCGGAAAGCGCATTTCGGCCGGCGGGTTGTATTGCCGCGCGACGATCTCGTCGGCCGTCGTCGCGACATATTCCTTCACCCATGCCTCCGTCGCGCCGGTATCTGCGGACTTGCACTGGATGACGACGCAATCGCCGGCGCGCGGCGGGCGGTGCGGCGCTATGATCACGACATCGCCGGGATAGTAGCGCGGCTGCATGGATTCGCCGACGACATAGAGCGCATAGGCATCGCGCGCGCCTTCCAGCCCCGGCGGACAGGATAGCCAGTCGATGACATCGGTGCCGAGATGCATCGCGCCGTCGTCGCGGCCGGCCGCGGTGCCATAGACCGGGACCGTTCGCGGGCGCGCCGGGCGCTCCTCGCCTTCACCATCCGGCATCACCGCCTCGTCATTCCCCTGGAGCCAAGCAACAGTGACTCCAAGCTCGCGGGCGATCGCGACCAGGGCATCGGCGCTCATGCGCTTCTTTCGACCGGTCAGGAAGTCGCGAATGAAGTCGACACCGTGACCGGCGGCACGCGACACGCTGGCCGCACTGCGGCCGGTTTCCTCGAGGCGCTGGCGGATTCGGGCCGAAACGATTTCCCTGTTCGTCATTGTCAAGCCCCTGCCTTTCGTTCTGTTATGTTGCCCACAAGTGAATACGGAAATCTCCGTAAAGTCAATTTTACGGATTTCTCCGTTGACAATACGGAACTTTCCGTATTCCTTCGGCGGCCATGGAATCGCCGATCAAGACATTGCCCGACGAGCAAACCACCCTCGCCCGCGTGGCGCAGGCCGTGGCCGCGGACGGGCGTCGCGTAGCCACGATCGAGGTCGCCGCCGGCCTGAAGCGCGACGGGTTGCGAGATTTCCTCAATGGACGCAAGCGCAAGCTTGCGCTCGTCGATGCTGCGCTTTTGGCGGATGAACTTGGCGTCTCCCTTGACTGGCTGGCCGGCCGCGACCGCCCGCGCGAAAACGGCGCGGAGGGCGCGACATGATCGCGGCGCGGATAGCATTCGCCGGCCTCGACGCGCAACAGGCGGCGCGGACATGAGCGCGGCGCAGCGTTTCCCCGACCGGGTTGTCGCCGCCGCCAGGCAGGCGGACGTCGCCGCGCTGGCCGCGCGTTACGGCTTTTCTGCGCGTGCCAATGCCGGCGGCGAGGCGGTCGGCCCCTGCCCCGGCTGCGGCGGGCGAGACCGGTTTTCCGTCAACCATCGAAAGAACATCTGGCGCTGCCGTCAGGGCGGCGGCGACCCGATCGGCGGTGATGCGATCGCGCTCGTGCAGCATGTCGAGAACTGTTCGTTCGTTCGCGCTGTCGAGATACTGACCGGAGAGGAGGTGCCGGCCGCGCCCGATCCGGCGGCGCAGGCCGCGGCACGGGAAAAGGCGCGGCGCGAGGCCGACAAGTTCCGCGAAAAGGAACGCCGCCGGGCTTTCGCGCTATGGCGCGAGTCTCATGTGCCGGAGCGGTTCGGCGGCATGGTGGAGTCCTATCTCGCCGGTCGCGCCATCGACCCGGATCTCGCGCGCATGGAAGGCGCGCATTGCCGCGAACATGACGCGCTGCCGTTCTGGCATTTCGTCGATACCGGCCGCGTCGACACGAACGGGCGGCCGGTCAAGGAATGGCGGGTCATCCATGTCGGCCCGGCAATGGTCTGGCCGATCGTCGATCGCGACGGGCGGTTCCTTGGCATTCATGCGACGTGGATCGACCCGGAAACGCGCCGCAAGGCGGAAATATTCGATCCCGACACGGGCGAGCAGCTGCCGGCGAAAAAGGTGCGCGGATCGAAAAGGGGCGGGCGCATCGTGCTGCGCCTGCCGGATTGGCGCGGTTGCGACGAGGCGGTCGCCGGCGAGGGAATCGAGACCTGCCTTTCGTGGTTCGCCATCAATCGCCGCGATGTGTTTCTCGATTGCGCCGTCGACCTCGGCAACCTTGCCGGCCGCGCGGCGCGCACCGTCCGCCATCCGACGCAGACGTTTCAGCGTCGCGACGGGCGCCGCATGCCCGTGCGCGTGCCCGGCCCGGATCCGCGGCCCGACGACGACCCGGCGAAGCTTTACGCCCCGCCTGCGGGCGTTGCCCGGCTGACGCTGCTCGGCGACTCCGATTCCGACACCTTCGCGACGCGCGCGGCGATGTTGCGCGCGCAGGCTCGGCTTTCTTCCGATGCCCTGGCGGTCGCAACGGAATGGGCGCCGGCCGGGCACGACTTCAACTCCTACCTGCAACGCATTCGCGAGGATGACAGATGAGCGCGACATTCGACCCGCCGATTTACCGCTTCACCGTGCGCGCGCCGGAAAGCCGGCACAACGCAATTCGCCTCGCCGCCGCCCGTCACGGCATGACGCCCGGCCAGATGGTGCAGGCGCTGTTCGATCGCATCGACCTGACCGCGCTCGATGGCGAGGTCGCCAAGGCGGCCGCGCATCACAAGGCCCTTTTCCCCAAAACGCGCGAAACGACGCGCGAACTCGCCGAGCGGGCAAAATCGGTCGGACTCTCGGTGCGCGAGTTGAAGGTGTTTCGTGCGCTGGCCGACATGGCCGGCGTCGGCGGCATCGTGCGCCCGATGGCAATGGACATCGAAACGAGGTCGGGCGTTGCCGCATCCCATGTCGAGGCCGCCTATCAGGTGCTGCTTGACAAGGGGTTCATTGCCGTCGCGCCCTCGACGGGCCGCGGCCGCCGCGCCTTCACCATCTGCCGCATGCCTGAAATTTGAGGGTCGCGGCATGACGATCGGCCATGAAACTGTTTCGCTCGGCGAGCATGTCACGATCATTCGCGGCGACTGCTGCGCGGTGTTGCGCGACATGGGGGCGGACAGCGCCGATGCCGTGATCGGCGATCCGCCATATGAATCCAACATGCACAAGGCGAAGGCCGGGGCTCGAGGGGGCAAGGTCGCAAGCGATCTCGAGGTCGGTCGGACACCTCGCCGGAACGCAAGAAATGCATTGAAGACTCTAGACTTCTCATCTGTCGAGAGCATCCGTCCAAAAGTAACGCCCCTCATGGTCAAGGTTTCCCGCGGCTGGCTGATAGCTTTCTGCACACCTGAAGGTGTTGCCCCGTGGCGGGACGCGATCGAGGACGCCGAAGCGAAATACAAGCGCGCATGCGCCTGGGTAAAACCTGATGCGCCGCCTCAATTCAATGGTCAGGGTCCGGCGATGGGCGTCGAAATGTTCGTTGCAGCATGGTGCGGCAAGGGGCATTCGCGCTGGAACGGCGGCGGCAAGCGCGGCGTCTATACCTGCCTCACGAACGCCCCCGATCGAGACGGGCGGCACCCGACGGAAAAGCCGGTCGCGCTGATGCGCGAAATCCTGCGCGACTTCACGAATCCCGGCGACATGGTCCTCGACCCGTTCATGGGCTCCGGCACGACCGGAATCGCGTGCATCCTCGAGGGGCGCCGGTTTGTCGGCGTGGAATCTGACCCGAAATATTTCGCCATCGCGCGCGAGCGGATCGAATGGATCCTCGACCCGGCCGGGCCTGTCGACCGGCGCCGGGCTCGATCGGTCTGGCGCGCAGGTTCCGGGGCTGCAGACGGCGACGACCTGCTCGCCCGGCTCGACACGTAAGGCGGGGCGTCATGACTGAAGCGGACAAGGACGCCGAGCGCGAAATCATCGCCGAATGCGCGAAGCAGCCGGAACACGACATCGGCAACGCCCGGCGGTTCCTGATATGGGCGGGAAACGATGTGCGCCACGTCACGCATGTCGGCTGGCATGCCTATGACGGAAGGCGGTGGAAGGAGGATGAATCCGGCGCGATCGTGCGGCGCCTGGCGCACCGCGCGGCCGAGGCCATTTTCCGCGAGGTCGATTTCCTCGACATACCGGAACGCGATCGCGAAATCCTCGATGCCGGCCGCATTGCGCAGGAAAGCCTTGCCGCGCCCTTCGACGCAAAATCGGCGACGCGGGAGGAACTGCAGGCCAATGTTGCCGACCGCAAGGTGTGGAACGATCAGGTCGCCGCGGCGGAGAAGGTGAAGGAACGACTTGCCGACCGTCACAAGAGCCGGATCCGGCATGCCAAATCGTCATGCGGTTCGTCGAAGATTTCGAACATGCTGACCGAGGCGCAAGCCTATCGACCGGCATCGGTCGACGACCTCAATCGCGACCTCTACGCGCTCAATGTCGGCAACGGAACGCTGCGCTTCTATCGCGAGGAAAGCGACTTTCCCGGCGATGATGGCCGCACGGTCTGGAATGTCCGCCTCGATCCGCACCGCCGCGACGACCTGATTTCCAAGGTCGCGCCCGTCGATGTCGACCTCGACGCGCCGCGACCGAAGGAATGGGAGCGATTTCTCGCGCGCGTGCAGCCGTCGCCGGCAATGCGTCAATATCTGCAGCGGCTGGCCGGCTATGCCCTGCTCGGCATCAATACCGAGCAGATGATCGCCTTTTTCTATGGCATCGGACGCAACGGCAAGTCGACATTCGTCGACACGCTGGCGAAGATCCTGTCCGACTATGCCGTCACGCTGTCGATCGACAGTTTTGCCGGCGAGGACCGCCGGTCGGGTTCCGAGGCGACGCCCGACCTTGCCCGCCTTCCCGGCGCCCGCCTCGTCGCCGCTTCCGAGCCGGAATCGGGCGTGCGCTTCAAGGAGGCCCTTATCAAACGGCTGACCGGCGGCGAGCCGCTGGCCGTGCGGCGTCTGCACCAGGATTTTTTCGAGTTCGATCCGCAATTCACGTTGATTGTCTCGGGAAACCACAAGCCGGTGATCGTCGGCAATGACGACGGCATCTGGCGGCGCATCCACCTCGTGCCCTGGAATGTCCAGATCGCGAAAGACGAGGTCGACAAGGAACTGCCGCAAAAGCTGTTGGCCGAGGCGCCGCAGATCCTGAAATGGGCCGTCGACGGCGCGCTGGCGATGCTCAATTCCGGCGGGCTCAATCCGCCGCGCGACATTCTCGACGCTACGCAGGAATATCGCGAGGAGGAGGATCCGATCGGATCGTTCATCCGCAATGCCTGCGAGGTCACGGGCGACGACCAGGACAGCGAAAAGCCCTTCGACCTGTACCGCTCATATGAACGCTACGCGATGGAAACCGGCACGGTGAAGGTGCGGGACACGACCTTCTATCGCCGCCTGCCGGACGCCGCACGGCGCACATGGCCGTCGCCCGACGGCGAGACCATGCAGCAATTCCACAAGGCGAAGACGAACGGGGCGCCGATCTATCGCGGCATTCGCGTCAAGCATGAATGGTGGCCGCAGGGCGTGGCCGAACAGACAGGAAAGGAGGAAAGCGCATGATCGGGAATATTGACGATTTCGGGTGCGCCGCGGCATTGCGCGCGGCGTTGGCGGCATTCGAGGCGGGCTGCAGGCGGACGGGCAGAACAGCGCGCCTTGTCGATCGGGTATCCGATGGTGATGTCGTCTATTGCGCGACGCGCCCCGTGGCGCGGCACCTGGAGGAGAGGCTGCGCGAGGTCGGCAAGCCTGGTGTCCGCGTGCTTCTTTGCGAGCCTGGAACGGTGCAGGCGCTTGCCGTGCTGCGGCACGGAGGGGTGTATTTCGAGTCCGATTGGGTAATCGGGTTTTTCGAGGTGGCGATCGACAGGGCGGCCCGCGCTATGGCCGCTGCCGCAGATATATCGCGCGGCGACAAGTTCGCCTCCGGTCCGGTCGAGCCTTTGACGATCGTCGATCGCGGCTCCCTTTACGATTGGGCTTACGGCCCGGAAAAGACAGGTGGTCGGGAATGAAGATCGTCAAGACACCGGAACTGATCGACCTCGCCGCCGGCGAACTGTTTTCCGCCTGGGCGGCCGGTGCGGGGCTCAACTGCACGTGGCAACAGGCGCGCGACATGACGGCCGCCGCGCCGGAGAATTACCCGCGCCTGGTCAATGCCGTCGCCAGCGCAAGGCACCGTGCATCCGTACTGCTCGATGCGATCCTGCCGGTCATCGGCGACCGGCTGCGCCGGCAACCGCGCGGCGGGCCCGCGTGATGTTTGCGGCATATCGGACAAGGCGGATATTCCGCCGGGGCGGGATGACATACGAGTCGGCCGTCGTCATCCACCGGCGCAAGGGCGGCATGATCGTTCCCTATCTGCGCGCCCGGCGGCGCGGCAACCTGCCGGGCAAGGCGCATTTCCGGCGGCTGCATTTTCTCTACAAGAGGCACGGGATCGCGTGCCGGGAGCCGCTGTGGTGATGTCGGCCCTTTCCCCTCGTCGGCCGCGCCGACTTTCGACCGGGGCGCCAGAACCGCCGCCCGTCTGGCGCATTATCTGCGAGTTCGCCAATGGCGGGGCGTGCGTCTGCGCCGCGACGGGCCGCGAACGGCCATGCGACGCGGTCGCCGCCTGCGCCGACAGGATCCGCAACCGCGTTGCCTTCGAACTGTCTCGGGACGGGAAAGGCGGGCGCCGTGCTAGTCGAAGCTGACGAAATTCGGCACGTTGGCGCCGTCCGGTCCGAACATGGCGCGCGCGACTCCGCAGGCGGCCGGGCCGTCGATCGCGGCCGCATCGTCATGCGCCTTTTGCATGGCCTCGATCATGGCCGGTTCGAACGGGCCGCCGGGCGAGAAGCTGTCGGCCGGCATCTGCCATGCGGCCATGACGGCCGCGACGACCTGCGTGTTCACCGTCGCGCTTTCGCATTTGCCGGCGATCACCGTCGCTGCGGCTATGTTGACGATGACGTTTCGCTGTTCGGTCGTCGCCTCGATCGCCGACGCCGATGCTGTCGATGCGACCAGGGCGATTGCCGCGATCATGGCTTTCATCGCTGTCTCCTTTCGTGCGCTCGCAATATCGCCCCTTGCCTCGCGCATGTCGAGCCGCCGCTTGCTGCGCCTTGTGCGCCGTCTTTTGCCCTTCTCCCCTTTCGGCCGTCACCGCGAGACGAGGGGCGGTTTTTGTCCCTGACAGGGTCGATAGGGGCGCTAGCGTCCCTGTCAGGGACGCAAGATAACGGGGATAGGGGCGAGAAAAGCACGAAAATTCAATGGTTTCGGACGATAGGGACGCTAGGGACGCAAGTTCCGAACCTTTTTTATATGCGCGTGTATGGGGGTTCGGGGTTTTCTGCGCGAAAATTTTTCTCACGTAATACGGGAATTACCCTCCCTAGCGTCCCTAGCGTCCCTATTCGATTTTTTTTCTTATGGAAAACAGGAGGTTAAGGAAGATGGATGACAGGGACGGAAGGCCGGTTTCGGGGACGCTAGGGACGCAAGGGGGCGCGAAACGGCGAAAAATGACGGTTTCGGCGGCGCTGCAATGGGCCTGGCGCGACGAATTGCCGAAAATGCCCGCCGCCGAGCGTCCCGCCGGGCTGTCTGCGGCCAGCGCGTGGGCCTCGATCCTGCGCTATGGCGAACTGCATTCGGTCATAGATCGCCAGCCGAACCGGTACGGATGCGTGCCGTTCGACGTGGCGGGCTGGCCGCATGCGGACGCATTGCGCATCGCCGAGGCCGTCGAGGCGCTGGCCGGCCTTGTCGTCGAGGTGCCGGACGGATGGAACCCGGCGCCGGAACTGGTGGCGATCGACGCGGACCTCGCGCGAAAGGCGGTCGAAGACACGCTGCGCGCGGCGATTGTCGAGCGCGACGGCGAAACGGTGTTCCGCGTCGCCGCCGACGTCCTGGTCGTGCGGCATGCAATCCTCGGCACGGTGCCGCAATGGCGCATGGATCTGCCGGAAGCGACGGTCGAGATCGGCGAGGGCGGACGCCCAAAATGGTATGTGCTGCGCGAAATCCCGACCGTCGTCGGCACGAACCCGGACGGCAGCGACCGGATCGTTACGGAAACGATCGAGGTCGACGGCTGGTCGTCGCGCAAGCGGCGGCCGCTGCCCGGCGCCTATCAGCGCCGGAAGTTCGACCCGGATCCGGTGCCGGCGATGGTCGAGCGGGCGGAATACGAGATTTTTGCCGCGGCGATGACGCATCTCGCGGGCGATCTTTCCGGCCGGCTCGAGACAATAGAGATCGTCGCCGACGAATGGCCGGCGCGCCCGTGGTGCGAGTCGCCGGATTCGGCGCAAAATCGCCGGACGCCGAAAATCCTTCCGGACCTGGAAGCGGCGAAGCGGCCCGGCGGCGCGCCGAAAAGGCAATTATGATCAATGGCTTAGGCAAATGGTGAAAAGCCGCCGCAACGGGCTTGACCTGCGACCGGAATTTGGCGCATTGTTTGTCACGCAGGAAAAGCACGAAAACCCGCCCGGCCATCGGCCCGGCGGGTTTTTTGTTGCCTGTCGCAAACCGAGCCGCAGGAGGTCGTCATGATGCCGGCGGCCAAAACCGCCGAACGCCTTCGCCGATGATCTACGCCGACGCAACGGAATATATCGCGCTGTCGCGTGCATTCCGTCGCCTGCCCGGCGACATCAAGGCGAAGGCATTCGCGCGGGCCGGGCGTCGGGTGACGCAACAGGCGCGGACGCAATATCTGCGCCGGGCATCGCCGCGACTGAAGCTGACGCAGAAGGTGATCAAGGATCTAACTACGGCCCGGTTCAATGCGGGTGGGAATACGAGCGAGGTAATCGTCAAATCCGGATGGATACCTCTTGCGAAGCTTAGTGCAACGCAAACGTCACGCGGCGTCTATGTGAGGCCGCGCGGTTCGTATCGTCATGCGTTCCTGGCGACGATGGCGTCGGGTCACAGGGGCGTGTTCATGCGCAAAGGCGCTGCAAGGCTGCCGATCCGCGAACTGTTCGGCCCGAACCCGGCGCACGACATCACGAACAATGACCGGGTTTATCTCGAGGTGCTGGCCGAGGTGATCGAGGAAAAGCTTGCGCCGCGCGTCCTGCACGAAACCGAACAGCTGCTGCCAGACTGACCGGGCAGCGGTGCGCGCGCCCTCCCCTCGTTCCCCGCTTCAGGCGAGGGTCGAGGGCGCGCGGGTCCTTCCGGGCCGCCCCCGCCGCACGGGCCGGGGCGAGCCCGGAATTTCGCTAGATAGGCTGCCGGAATCTTGGGTTGACAAGGTTGACGATCCGGCCGTCGGGTTGACATGGAAAGGGGAAGGCTGCGCATGGATCCGATCGCCGATGCCGATGACGGCGGCGTTTGGATCACCGTCGCCGAGCTAGCAAAGCGGAAGGGTGTATCACGCCAAGCCGCTGCGAAACGAGTTGCCAGTCTCGAGGCTGCAGGCAAGATCGAGACACGCAAGCGCGGCCGGTCGCGCCTGGTCGAACTGGCCGCCTATGACCGGGCCGTCGACGAGGTCGGAGACGCGGCGAAGGAATCGGCGGCCGAGACGACGCGCCAGCCGGCGTCGCCTGCGCTGCGCGATCATCAGGCCGAGCGCGCCAAATACGAGGCGCGGCTGAAGGCGCTCGACCTTGCCGAGCGTGAACGCAAGCTGTTGCCGATCGACGGCGAACACGGGATCGAGGCCGCGGCGACACGCATTGGCGTCGCGTTGGCAAAATCCTTCGACGGCCTCGCCCGGTACGCTGACGACATCGCGGCGGCCGTCAGCAAGGAAGGAACGACCGGCGCGCGTCGCGTGCTGAAGGACATTGCACGCTCCGAACGGCAAAAGATTGCGGACATGCTGGCCGCGATCGCATCCGTTGGCGAAGCGGCGGAACAGGCCGGGCCGATCGAAACACTGTTGCCGGAAGAATGATGCAGGTCAGTCTCGCGCGGTCTGCGCTTTCCGTCATGGCCGGCGCCATGTCGACGGCCGTTGCGCCGCCGGCACCGATGCCGCCTTCCGACTGGGCCGAAAAGAACCTGAAGTTGCCCGACGGCCCGCTCGCGAATGAATTCTGGCGGCGCGACATGGCGCTGCACACGGTCGAGATCGTCGACGTGTTCGACCCGGACAATCCGGTTAACGAGGCGGCGGTCATGAAATCCGCGCAGACGGCGTTCACGACTGCGCTGATAATCGCGGCCGGATACTCGATCGACCGGGATCCGTGCCGCATGATGCTTGTGCAGCCGACATCCGGCGCGCTTTACGATTTCAACAAGGAGAAGCTGCAGCCGGCGATCGAGGCGTCGCCGGTCCTGGCAAGAAAGGTCAGGCCGCAATCGTCGCGATCCGGCGACGGCTCGACGGCGACGTCAAAACAGTTCGCCGGCGGGTCGCTGATCCTGGCAATCGCCTCGTCGGCGGCCGACCTGCGATCGAAAACGATCAAGAAAACGCTACTCGACGAGATCGACGAATATCCCGACGACCTTGACGGACAGGGCGACCCGATCGACATGATCGAGGCGCGCCAGATCTCCTTTCTGGCGTCGGGCGACTGGAAACGGCTTAAGGCGTCGACGCCGACGATCAAGGGCGCGTCGAAGATCGAGGCGGCCTATCTCGCCGGCGATCAACGGCGTTGGCACGTGAAATGTCCGGGCTGCGGCGACCGGTTCGTTTTCGAGTTCGATCGCGAGCATTTTCGGTTCAATGACGAGCCGCCCTATAATGCGCACTACGTCACGCCGTGCTGCGGAACGATCATAGAGGGGCACGAAAAGAACGCGGTCTACAGGACGGGCAAATGGATCCCGACGGCCGAACGGCCGGGCGCGGGCCGCAGCTACCATTTCGACGCGATGTCGTCGCCGCTTGTGCCCTGGGATGAAATTGCCAAGAAGTTCTGCGGGATCGACGGCGACCCGGTCAAGGCAAAGACCTTCTACAATCTTTGGCTCGGCCTGCCCTACGAGGTTCGCGGCGACGCGCCGGATCATGTTCGCCTCCTCGAGCGGCGCGACGGCGATCTCGTCAGGGGGCATATTCCGCCGCTTGGCCTGATCCTGACCGGCGCGGCCGACGTGCAGTTGCGGGGCATCTACTACGAAATAAAGGCTTACGGTCCCGATCGGCAGAAATGGATCGTCGATGCCGGGATCCTCGAGGGCGACACGAACGATCCGCATGCCGGCGCGTTCCTGAAGTTGACCGAGGTTTTCGAGCGGTCCTATCCTGACGCTTACGGCGGATCGCGTCGTGTCGATGCGTTCGGAGTCGATTCCGGCTACCGGTCGCATGTCGTCTATACGTGGGTTCGCGGCCGGGTTGGCGCGTTCGCGCTGAAAGGACTGGACGGATGGTCGCGGCCTGCGCTTGGCACGGGGCAGGCGGTCGACATCGACTATAACGGCAAGCGCATTCGTAACGGCGTCCATGTGTGGGGGGTCGGAACCTGGCCGCTGAAGGCGGCGCATTACGACGACCTGCGAAAAGAGGGCAAGAAGTCTGGCAAGGAAACCGACCCGCCGGGCTATGTCCATTTCGGATCATGGCTCGACGAGGTCTATTTCCGGCAGATCACGTCGGAATACCTCGCGAACGAAAACTATCGCGGTCGCGTCCGTCGCGTCTGGAAGGTGCGCAACGGCGAGGAAAACCATTTTCTCGATTGCACGATCTATAACGACGCTTTGGCCGACTATCTCGGCTTGTCACGCATGACGCAGGAAGAATGGGCCGCGCTGGCCTCCGATCGGTGCGCGCCGGAAGTCGTGAAGCGGCCGGATCTGTTCTCGCCGGATCCGCTCGCGGTGCAGAAACCGCCGGCGCCGGACGCCGCGTCGATCGCTTCGCCAGCGTCGCGGGGAACGGATCGCGACGACGATGACATCGGTTCCTATTGGGATGATTATTGATGGCCTGGACGCAAGCTGACCTCGACAAGCTCGACGAGGCGATCGCGACGGGTGCGCGCCGCGTGAAGTTTCAGAATCACGAGGTCGAATATCATTCCATGTCCGACATGCTGAAGGCGCGTGACGTGATCGCGGCCGCGCTCGACGAAACGCGACGGCCGTCGGTTTCCTTCGCCGAATATGACGGGGGGCAATGATGGCGAACCCGATCGACCGCGTCATCGGCTTTTTCTCGCCGGAGGCCGGCCTGCGCCGGGCCGGTGCGCGCGAACTGCTCGAGCACTACAATCACGAACGGGCGTATGCCGCCGCGCGCAACGGCCGTCGCAACAAGTCATGGTCCGGGCGATCGACCTCGGCGAATGCCGAAATCGGATCGTCGCTGACACAACTGCGCAACCGGTCGCGCGAATTTGTTCGCGATTCCTGGGCCGGCGCTCGCATGCTCGACGTGCTGACATCGCATGTCGTCGGAACCGGCATCGTGACGACTGCGAACACCGGGTCCGATCGCATTGACCGTCGCGTCAATGCCGTTCTCGAGGAATGGTCCGCGAATGCCGATGTCGAGGGGGTTCTCGATTGGGGCGGCATGCAGGCGCTTGCCGTCCGGTCGATGGTCGAAGGTGGCGACGTCGTCGTCAGGCATGTCGACATTCCGCTGGCCGATGCCGGTCGCACCGTGCCCGTCAGGCTGCAAGGGCTCGAGGGCGACGTGATCGACACGACGCGCGATATCACCTTCGGCAAGCAGGGGCGAACCGTTCGCCTTGGCGTCGAACTCGGCGAATGGGGGCGCCGCATCGGTCTGCACCTGTTCGAAAATCATCCTGGCGAAATGACGCTTTCGTCGCGCCGGTCGAACCTCGTCGAATGGGAAAGCCTGTCGCATGTCTATCGACCGCTGCGGTTCGGCCAGGTGCGCGGCGTGCCGTGGTTCGCTGCAATCCTTTTGAACGCGCGCGAGGTGCAAGAGTTGATGGACGCGACTCTGGTCAAGGCGCGCGTCGAGGCGTGTTTCGCGGCCTTTCGCCGGCGCGGCGCGTCCGGCGGTCCCGGCCCGCTTGCGTCCCGCCAGCACGACGACGCGGACGGCAAGAAGATCACGCGGATCGAGCCGGGCATGATAGCGGACATCGGAGACGACGAGATATCCTTTGCCAATCCGTCGTCGCAGACGGCGTTCGGCGAGGTCTACAAGACGTCGATGCAGGCGATGGCCGCCGGCGCGATGCTGACATATGACCAGCTTACCGGCGATTTGAGCCAGGCGAACTATTCGTCGCTGCGCGCAGGCAAGATCGAGTTTCGGCGACTGGTCGAGCAAATCCAATGGACCGTCCTTGTTCCGCAACTGATCGCGCCGGTCGCGCAGCGGGTGATCGACCGGGCGGTGATTGCCGGCCGGCTCCCTTATCGGCGCGCGGGCTATCCGCTCGATCACATCATGCCGGCCGTCGAGCCTATCGACCCGAAAAAGGATCTCGAGGCTGACATTCTGGCGGTCAGGGCCGGTCGCATGTCGCCGCAGGAATTCGTGTCGGCCTGGGGTCACGACTGGCGCAAGGTCGTGGCCGACTCCGCGGCTTTCTGGAAGGCGGTAGACGAATACAAGGATCACCTGTCGCTCGACATAGACGGGCGAAAACAGATGAAAGGATCTGCCAATGACGGACAGGCAAACGCGAAAGATGCCGACTAACGGTTCGGCTGATCTCCCGCTCGAGACGCGCGAGGCGCCGGTCAACTCGATCGACGCCGAAAAGCGGACGGTCGAGGTTGTCTGGACAGCCGGCGCGGCGGTGCCGCGGGTCGATCCCTGGACGGGCGACCGCTATGTCGAGGAACTGGTCGTTTCGGACAAGGCGATAAAGCTCGATCGCCTCAACAATGGCGGCCCTGTTCTCGACTCGCATTTTCGGTTCGGCATCAATTCGCAGATTGCGGTTGTCGAGCGCGCATGGATCGAGGGCGGAAAGGGGCTCGCGAAGATTCGATTTCCCAAGGAAGGTCTCGACGAGGAGATCGACCGGATTTTCAGCAAGATCGCCGATGGCATCATCACGCGGCTGTCATGCGGCTACCGTCGCCTGAAGATCGAGGTCGACAAGTCGAAAGACCCGAAAGTCTGGCGGGTCGTCGAATGGGAGCCGTTCGAAATATCGTTCGTTTCCGTTCCGGCCGATCCGGCCGCAAAGGTGCGCGCCGACGAGGTGCCGACCAGCGCATGCGAGTTCCGCACGATCGGCGCACCGTCCGGCCCTGCCGCACGTGCCCGCATGCGGCTGCGGGCCGCGGCCGCCGGCCTCGTCGACTGACGCAAGCCGCATCCAGTTTCCGAACACCGCCTGCGCTCCACCGGGGCCGCAGGGCGACGGTTGTTTACGCCCCGGACAACACACAAGAGGAGAAATCCATGAAAAGGATGGCTTTCCTTAACCTGGCAGCCGTCGCCCTGCTGATCGCCGGCGCGGTTGTCATGCTCATGCCCGAATCTGCGCATGCCGCGCCATTGCTCGACAACGCCGACGGCCTGCGCGATGCGCTCTCCAATCTCAACCTCGCGGATGCTGTCGGCCTGGTCGCGCTGCGCGAAAAGGCGTCTGCGCTGAAGGAAAAGGCGCGGCGGAAGCTCGAGGAGATCCGCGACGATATGACGGCCGATCAGGTCAGGTCGATCGAGGACGAACATGCTGCAATCCTGCGCGAACTCGAGGCGGTAAACGAGGAGATCGCATCGGCCGAGGCCGACGACGAAAGGCGCGACATGCCCGCCGGCGGCGCGCGCAACGGCAGTGCCGGCGGCCTCACCGGTGCGCAGGCGGCGGAAATCATGGAAATCGGCAACCGCGCAGGCATGGCGCATGACGACATCGTCGCAGCCGTCCGTTCCGGCGAGAGTGTCGAGGATTTCCGGGTTCGCGCCTTCGATCACCTGGCCGAGCAGTCGCGCCGCAATCCGACCGCCCCGGCGCGGATCATCCGCGACGAGGATGAAACCCGCCGCGATGCGCTTACCGAGGCGCTGTCCTATCGCCTCGGCGCACCGATGCCGGAAAACGGCCCGACAGAACCCGCGCGCGAGTTCATGCAATTCCGCCGGTTCTCGTCGTTCATCGCGGAGGCGATCGGGTACGAGGGCAGGATCGACAGCGTTCGGTCGATCGACGACCTGTTCGATCGTGCGGCGCATTCGACCGGCGACTTTCCGGCGATCTATGAGGGCGCGGTCAATCGCGCGCTCGAGGCCCGTTACGCCCTTGCCGAGCCGACCTATCGCCGCATCGCGAGGCGTTCGGACTTCCGCGACTTCCGCCCGCACAAGACCGTGAAGATCGGCGATTTCCCGATGCTGGCGAAAGTCGCCGAGAACGGCGAAATCAAGCACGGCACCTTCGGCGAAGGGGCCGAGCAGATCCAGGCGTTCTCCTATGCCCGCGCGATTTCCGTTTCGCGGCAGATGATCATCAATGACGATCTCGGCGCGATCGCGGAAATACTGGCATCCTATGGCGACACGGTGGCGTTGTTCGAGGAGGTCATGTTCTACGCGGAGGCGCTGGAGGGCAAGCTTTCCGACAACAAGGCGGTTTACCATGCCGACCACAACAATATCGGCACCGCTGCCGCGATCACGGTCGACAGCGTTGCGCTTGGTAAAGCGTCTATGTCCAAGCAAAAATCGCTCAATGGATATCCGCTTCTTGAGAACAAACCGCACATCATCCTGTGCGGCCCGGACAAGATCACGGAGGCCGAAAAGCTGGTCGCCTCGATCACGCCGGCGACCATGTCGAACGTGAATATCTTCTCGGGCCGCCTGACGCCGATCGAGACGGCGCAGATCTCGAGCAAGGCTTGGTATCTCCTGCCGGACGCATCTTCCCGCTGGTCGAATTACCGTTATGGCATGCTCGAGGGATACGAAGCCCCGCGCGTCCGCATGGACGAGCCGTTCGGCCGCCAGGGCTTTTCGATGTCGGTCGAACACGATTTCGGTGTCGGCGCGACCGATTACCGGTTCGGCTACAAGAACCCCGGCAACTGATCCGGCATCCTGACCGATCGAGCCGTCGGCGGGTCGCGTGATCCGCCGGCGACGCGCCTGCGGCGCGCTTCACCATTTCCGCTCCTGACAAGGGAATCGAGCCATGAAAAACTATGTTGAGCCCGGAAACACGATCACGGTTCCGGCGCCTGCCGGCGGCGTTACGTCCGGCCAGCCTGTCGCCGTGGGTTCGCTGCGCGGCTTTGCGGCCGCAACGGCCGCCGAGGGCGAGGACGTCGCGATCGTGCGCGCGGGTGTTTTCACCGTCACGAAGGAAGCCGGCACGGCATGGAGTGTCGGCGACAAGGTCTATCTGAAGTCGGGCGGCACCGAGTTCAACAAGACCGCATCCGGCAATACCCTGTTCGGCTTCGCCACCGCCGCCGCCGCGTCCGCCGACACGACCGGCGAAATCTGCCTCGGCGACACGCTGTAGGCGCAGCCGTGTCAAGCAACTTCGCCCGGCTCGCCGGCCTTGCGCGCAATGCGGTCGACAAGGTTCTCGGCGAGCCGGCGATCCTGAAACCGTTCGATCGCGCCCGCGGCCCGCATGGCAGGCTTTCGGCGTCCGATACGCGGCCCGAGGTCGAAATCACCGCGGTCTTTTACCAGGACACGGAACGGGCGGCGCGCGAGCGGGCGCAACCTCTTGTGAGCCGATCGGGCGACCGCCTCATGAACCGGACGCCTGAAATTTTTGCGTCGGTTTCGACGGCCGCGGAAATCGCGACGGGCGACCGGATCGTTCGGACGGGGACCGGCGCGACCTACCAGGTCGAGACGCGCGACCCGGACGGAAACGGAAACATCATTCTCGGCCTGTCGGCCGCCAAGGGGTAACGCATGCTATCCGCAGAATGCGCACGGCTTGCCGCCCTGGAGGTACTTTGCCCGACGGCCGCGCTCGAGGGGAACGAAGATTTTCCGACGCTCGCCGGCGATCGTATTCTCGACACGCGCCTGGCTGTAATCGACGACCTGGACCCGGAACAGAAGTTCACGCCGGTCGTTTCGCTGTTCACCGCCGACGCAAGCGCGCAATTGCGCGGCGACATCGCGGCATCTGACGACGTCGATCTCGTCTCGACGCTCGAGGTGGTGGCGGAACTGGCCGTCGCGGCGACCGATGAAAACGGCGACGCCTTTGCGGACGCCATGCCGGCCGACGATTGGGATGCGCGGCTGGTGCTGGCCGCGCTTTGCGCGCAGGTCCGCCGGGCGCTGCAGTTCACCGAGCGCGGATATCTGTTCCGCCGCTTTGTCCGTCATGTGAGGCAGGTTTCGGAGGAAACATTTTCCGTTCCGCAGATCGGCGCGCGCTGGCACCGGGTGACGATGCGGTTCGAACTGTCCCTGCCCGACGACACTTTCGACGAGGCCAGCGGCTTGCCGGAGCCGATCGCGACGCTGTCCGCGATCCTGCCGGCGACATCGCCGGCGCGCGCGAAGCTTGAAGCGTTGGCCGGCCATTTCTCGGCCTTTGGCCGAACGCCGCTGGCCGGCGTGGATTTCAGCGATGGCGGGCAAACCGGATTCACCGTCGAAACGGAGTGACACACGATGACGCACAAGTCGAAACTGTATGCGCCGACGCGACAGGGTGCGCGCATACCGATGCCCGATCGCGGCGGCCGGATCATGCCGGCCAGCGGCGCGCCCGTCGACATCACGAAACATTACTACGCGCGCCTGCTGGCCGACGGCGACATCGCCGAGGTGAGACCGCAGACGAAACCCGATCATTCCGCCCGTGCAAAGCGCGGCACCGCCAACCGCAAGTGAGGAAACCGTCATGGAATTCAACACCATTCCCGGCAATATCGTCGCGCCGCTCGTCGCATTCGAGGTCAATTCCGGCGGCCAGTTCGAAAGCCGGTCCCGCCTGCTCCTGATCGGCCATGCCAATTCCGGCGCCGTGATCGACGCAAACACGCCGACCGTCTGCCCGTCGATCGCCGAGGGGCGTCGCCTGGCCGGTGCCGGATCCATGCTCGACGACATGGTTCGGCTTGTGCGCCAGAACGCGCCGGCGCAAGAATTGTGGATCATGGCGGTGCCGGACAGCGGCACGAAAGGCAGCCGCACGATCACGGTTGATTCCGTCCCGTCGGCCGGTCTCGGTGTCGTTTCGATTGCTGGCGAGCCGGTGCAGTTCACCGTCGCCGACGGCGATGCGGACTCCGATGTCGCCGCCGCGATCGCGGCAGCCGTCAATGGCTATTTCAACGGCCTGTCGGGCGCGAGCCTGCCCTTTACGGCATCGGCGACCGACGAGGTCGTGACGCTGACGCCCCGCCATAACGGCGCGATCATGAACGGAATCGATATTCACGTTCCCGCGCTCGACGGCGGGAATGTCGCCTCGGGCAAGCTTTCGATCGCGGCGCCGACGTCCGGTTCGGGAACGCCGGATCTTTCGGCGGCTCTTGCGGCGCTCGGCGACGACGAATTCGACTGGATCGTGTCGCCGTTCTCCGATGCGACCAATGTCGGGCGCTATTCCGACCTGATGTCAGACGTGTCCGGTCGGTGGGCCTGGAACCGCCAGATTTACGGGCATGTTTTCTATCCGATGTCCGACACGATCTCCAATCTGACGACGCACGGCCTCGGGCTCGACGACCGGCACCTGACCGTCATTCCGGTCATTGCATCGTCGAACGCTCCGAATCCGGTCTGGCAATGGGCGGCGGCGATTGCGGGCCGCATCGTGCCGTGGCTGTCCGATGGCGGAACGGGCAACGCATCGCGAAACCAGACGGGCCTTGTCGTCGAGGGGCTGCAGGCGCCGCGCGACCGGGCCGGCTGGCTCGACTACGCGACGCGCGAAACCTTTCTCGGTTCGGGGCTGTCGACATGGAAGGTCAACACGGGCGGCGACGTCGTGATCGACAAGATCATCACGACCGCGCGGACCTTCAATGACGTGCCGGATACGACGTTTCGCGATATTCAGAAGATCGGACAGATCGTCTATTCGCTGCGGTACTTCCGCTCGCGTCTGACCTATGAACACGGGCAGAAGGCGATTGCCGACGACAATCCCGCGAACCTCGACACGGTATCGACGCCGACCGACATCAAGGCGACATTCATGCACGCCTATGACGAACTCGTCTTGCGCGGCATCCTCGAGAACGCCGGCCAGGCGGCAGACGTGATCGAGGTTTCTCGAAACGCCGACAACCCGAACCGGGTCGACATCCATGCTCCGCTCGACATGGTGCAGCCGCTCGACGTGATCGCCGCAAACGCGGTCATCTATTCGCAGTTCGCGAGCGCCTGATCGGCGCCCGCCCTTTCCTTCGCTGAAAACAGGAGTCCACAATGGCCGGAAAAGACTTCGGCGGCGTGATGAAATTTCGCGATTCCGCCGGCCGCAATGTTTCGCTGCGCGGCACCTTCACCGTCTATCCCTCGACGGCGTCGATCGAGGGCATGACAAACCAGGACGGAAGCGCCGACCGGGTCGCGACGCCGACCTCGCCGCGCTGCGAAATCGCATTCGCGGACAAGAATGTCGATCTCGCCGCCCTCATGGGCGACGAGCGGCGAGATATCTCGATCACCGAGGAATTCACCGGGGTTATTCACCAGTTCACGCGGGCATTCTATACCGGTGAACCTGCGGCCAACAGGCTGACCGGCGAGGTAACGGGCGTTGGCATCATGGCCGAAGCATATCGGAAAATCGCGTGATGCCGGGCACAACCATCGAACTGTCGCGCACCTATGGCGAAGGCAGCGAGCCGTTTTCCTCGCTGACCTTCCGCGAACCGCGATGGCAGGATTTCGTCGATCTAGGAGAAATCGAGGAATGGCAGCCGGTCGGGGGCGACGACGGAACGCATCGGCCGATGGTCATTCGACATCACGACGTCGTCGCTGCCTATGCCGAGCGGCTGGTCATGCCGCCGCGCACGGCCGCCGACCTGCAGGTGCTTGACCTGAAAGATGCGCTTTCGGTTCACGGGGTCATTCGTGATTTTTTCGCGACGGCCCGCGCGTCTACGACGCCGCAAGCCGCCTCCTCTGGCGGCACGGAAAAGGGTTCGACGAAGTCGGCCGACTGACGTTCGGGCAGATCGTCACATATGGCGGCATGGCCGCCGCCTGGGAACGCGAAAACCGGAAATAGCGCATCATGGCAAATCGCACGATCGAGGCGATCCTGCGGCTGTCGTCGCGGCTTGGCAACATGCAGGCATTCAGCCGCGTGTCGAGCGAGTTCGACAAGATCGACCGCAAGGCGAAAGCCTACAATCGCTCGCAATCCGCGATTGTCGCGACAGCGGGCCGCGTCCGCACGGCGATGCTGGCCTATGCCGCACCGGCAGCGATCACGGCCGGCGCGACGGCCGCGACGCGATCCTTCGCCTCGATCGAGCGGCGCATGAACCGTATCGGGATCACGGCCGACGCATCTGCCGAGGAGACCGAGGCCGCGCTCGAGCGCGTGCGCTCGATCGCCAATGATGTTCAGGCGCCGGTGCAGGGCGTCGTCGACGCGCTCGACGGCATGGTCGCCGCTGGCGCGACGATGCAGGAGGCGCTCGACCTTCTGCCGTCCGTTGCGTCCGCCGCGCAGGCCGCCGACGCCGATTTCCTCGACATGGCGACGACGGCCGACGCTATCGCGAACTCGTTCAACATTGCTGCCGGCGAAATGGAGCGCGCGTTCGACATCGTCGCCAAGGGCGGCAAGGAGGGCAAGTTCGAACTGAAGGACATGGCGTCCTATCTGCCGTCGCTCGCCCCGGCCTTCGCCGCGCTTGGCTATGATGGCGAAGCCGGCCTTCGGCGCCTGGCGGCCATGCTGCAAACCGTTCGTCGGGAAACGGGCACGTCCGGCGAGGCGGCAACCGCCTTCATGGATGTTCTTACGAAGATGGAATCGCAGACGGTCGCGAACAATTTCGCGAAGCGGTTCGGCGTGGATCTGCGCGAGGAATTGCAAGCGGCACGCGATGCAGGGGAGGATATTCTCGACGCATTCATCCGGCTTTCCGAGGAGGCGGTCAACGGCGATCTTGCGAAGCTGCCGCAACTGTTCACCGACAAGCAAATGCTGATCGCCATGCGCGCAATCCTGCGGAACAAGGATGCGATCAAGGAATATGAAGCGGCGATGTCGGATGCGGCCGGGACGGTCAGTCGCGACCTCGAGCGCATCAAGTCGGACACGCAATCCGCGATGGATGAAATGGGCAATGCCTGGCGAACGTTGAAGGAGGATTTCGGCAAGTCGATCGCGCCGACCGCTGTCGCCGCCATGAAGGGCGCATCGAATGCGCTTACGAAAGACCGGGCGATCAGGAACTCGACCTATTGGCAGAATGCGTCGCTGATGGAGCGCATGACGTTCACGTTCCACAAGAGCGCGGCCGAGCGCGATGCGATTGCGCGGTCTGGCGGATATGTCATCCCCGGCGACGAAGCGTTGGCGAAGCAGGATCCGGCCATGTACCGGGCGACGGCCTTTGCAGCGATGCCGCCGCGCCTTCCCGCCGCGCCGCCGTCGAGTCTCTATTCGGGGCCGTCTGGCGGCCTTGCCGAGCGCGCGGCGGTGCAGCCTGGCTATCTCGGCATGAATGTCCTAGCGGGGGCCGAAAGCAAGATTTTCGGATCACGCGCGACGCCGGACCTGGCGCACACGACCAGCGATGATCTTTATAGCGCGACGGCATCATCCGCGAAGGATGCTGCCGACAAGGTCGAGCAGGGCATTGCAGATGGCGGCAACCGGGCAGCCGAGGCAATCACGCGGTCGGGATCGAGGGCGGGCGACGCATTCGCCATGACGATCGAGGGCGCCGCGGCCCGCTTCGGCGCCTTGGCCGCCGAAAGCTTCAAATCCCGTTTGTCCGGGTTTGCCGGAGGCGCTTCGGGGCAGAATGTTTCCGGCGTACCCGGTCGCACCATGCCGAATGCGGGCGAGCCACAAAGCGCCGGGGGGATGTAAATGCGGAACTGGCAGGCATCATTGCGCGCCGCGTCGTTTCGCGGGGTGCCGTTTCACGTCGACAGCGATTCGCCGAATGTCGGACGCCGTGTCGTCGCGCACGAAATTTCCGGCGGCGAAACGGTTCTAACGGAAGATATGGGCCGGGCAACGCCGACCATATGGGTTTCGGCCTATGTTGTCGGCGACGTTTCCGACGCCGCCGGCCATGCGCTCGAGGCGGCGTGTTCGGCGGCGGGCGCCGCCCTGCTCGTGCTGCCGATGGATCCGGCGCGGATGGCGCATTGCACATCATGCAGCCGCAATCGCAGGCGCGATCGCATGGGGTATGTCGCCTATGACCTTGAATTCATCGTCGCGGCCGATGCGGTCGGGTTCGCCGCGTCCGGCCTTGGCCTGTTGCGCGAGCGGTTCGCGGTCGACCTGTCGGCCGTTGCATCCGCCATTGCCGCCCGTTTCTGATCGAGGTCGAGCATGCAGGATACGATTGACATTCTGGTCGCGCTTGCCGGCGATCTGCTTTCCGGCGACGATGCGATCCGGGCCGATCGGCTAGCCGTCGCGGCTGGCGCCGGCGACGCCGGCGCGGCGCAAGCGGCCCTCGACCTTGCCCGCCTGGTCGGCGAGGCGGCGGATCCGGCAGGTACGATCGCCGCCCTTGACCGGTATCCGCCAGTCGATGCGTTTTCGCATGTCGCCTGTCTTGTCGTCGCCTGCTTTGCGGTTGTCCGCGCTGATTTCACCGCGCGGCAGGATGCGCAGGCGGCACGTTCGCGCATGTCCGCGCGCGCCGATCTCGCCTATTCGGTCGCCGGCGAATTCGGCGCCGACGTTGTCGACTGGCTTGTCGGGCTCGCCGGCGCGGCGGTGGAGCATCTTTCCGCAGTAGCGGCGCGGCGGGCGCCGGTCGTGCGTGTCGAGACTGGAATTTCGCTGCCATCGACCTTGCTCGCCTTCGATCTTTACGGCGACGCGAGTCGAGCCGATGAACTGGTCGACCGCAACGGCGTGTCGACGCCGCTTGTGATGCCGACGCAATTCGAGGCGGTCACACAATGACGACCGAGACGGTTACGTTTACGGTCAACGGGCGTCCATTGCAGCACACGCGCGCCGCGCTATCCGCTTCGGCGGAGCAGGTCGTCAGGATGGCGACATTCTCTGTCGCGTGGACAGGGGGCGGCCTGCCGTGCATTCCAGACGAGCCGGCCGAAATAGCCGTGTCGGGTGAACTGTGGGGAACAGGCTACGTTCGCGACGTGCGCGGCCGTCACGGCGCGAATAACCGGGATTATGAGGTTACGTGGGTTTCACGAACATGCGATGCGACCGAATGTTCGATTGACCATCCGACCGGGCTGAAGCGTGACGCAGATCTCGCGGATATTGCGCGGGAATTCGATACGCTCGGCATCGGCATCGAGGCCGACGGCGTCGCGACGCTTGTGAAGTCTGTTCACAAGATACGGCCGGGGGAGACGTTGTTCGAAACGATCGAGCGGGACGCTCGCGCGCAGGGCGTGCTTGTCTATGACACGCCGCGGGGTAGGTTGAAACTGGCGGCCAAGGCGGAGGGGCGGCATGCCGGTCGCCTGGCGCGTGGCATCAATATCCTGCAGGCATCCGGCAGCCTGTCGGGTGCGCGAAACTTCTCGTCGGTCAAGGTACGCGGGCAGGCGTCGGTCGGTACGACCGGCGCGGCCTTGCGGCCGGAGGGTGTCGCGCGCGGTACGGCGTCACGCGCCCGACCGCTGATCCTGACGCTCGAGGGTGAGGCAACGTCCGACAGGCTGAAGCGTCGCGCCGATTGGGAGGCGCGCCGCGCATCCGGTCAAGGCGTGTCCTGCACCGTCGACGTTCCCGGCTTTCGCGATTCCGCCGGCAGGATATGGTCGCCGAACTGGCTTGTCGCGATCGACGACGACTGGCTCGGTATCGCGCAGGACATGGTGATTGCCTCGGCGTCGCTCGAGCAGGACGTGATGTCCGGCACGATCGCTCGCCTGACACTGAAGGATCCGCGCGCGCTCGGCGGCGAAAACCCGCGCGGCCAGTCGAATACGGCATGGGCGTCGCCGGAAACGCTCGAGCCTGACTATCGCGAGGGGTGACGATGTTCGACGGGAACCTGACGCGACTGGAACTCGACGGCACCGTCGAGCATCGCGGCGGACAGCAATTCGTCAACGGCACGGGGTTTGCCGGCGACGCTTTCGAGCGCGTGCACCGGGTCGAGCCGCACGGATTTGCAAGCCATCCCGTCGCCGGCGGGATCGCCGCCGTGTTCTCGGCGCGCGGGAGTCGCGATTCCGCCTATGCGTTCGGCGGCGAAAACCCCTCGCTTCGCCCCTCGATCGAGGCGGGAGGAACGGCGATTTATGACCATCTCGGCAACATCGTTTCGATTGTCGCCAGCGAAATGCGGATCGTGCACGCGACCGGCATTCATATCGTCGCGCCGGAGATCGTTCTCGAGGGGAATGTCAGGCTTGGAAGCGCATCGGCCAGTCGCCCGGCATCCGCGCAGGGCACGGTCGACACGGCCGGCGCGGAGGACGTGTCGAATCTCGCGACAAAGGTTTTCGTCGAATGAAGATCATACCGATCGAACAGGGACGCGAGCCGTTGCTCGATCCCGATATCGCCTGGAACGGGATTGTCGGCGACCTTGCGACGACATCGCTTGATGACGAACAGAATCCCGGCGGCCTGCGCGCAACGCAGGCGCTGGCGACGGCGGTCCTGATCTGCCTCATGACCGATCGTCGCGTCGACGAAAGCGAATTGCGCGACGGCGACGAGAATCGAGGCTGGCCGGGCGACAGCTTCGGCGTCGATCCGGGCGACCCGCCGCTCGGTTCCAAGTTGTGGATTTTGCGTCGCCGCGCACTGACCGCCGAAATCGAGACGCTGGCGGAGGACTATGCGCGCGAGGCGCTGCAGACGCTCGTCGACCAGGGCGCCGTCGCCCGATTCGACGTGACGGCGACGGCCAACCGGTCGGCCGGGCGCCTCGATCTCGAGGTGACGGCATACGGCCGCGCAGGCGCCGAGGTCTACAACCAGAAGTTTGCGGTTCTTTGGGATCAGTTGAATGGCATATCAAATCCGCTCGCTTGACGAGATCGCGGCCAGCCTGCGCGGAGCATTCCGGCAATATCTTCCGGGTACCGACGCCAGCCTGAAACAGAATGTTCTTTCGGTGATCGCGAAGGTCGTCGCGCTGCTCGGCTATGAATACGAGTTGCGGCTGCAATGGATTTTTCGCCAAATCTTTCTGACGACGGCGACGAGCGAGGCGATCATCCGCCTGCATGCGGCCGAATACGGGATTTTGCGCAAGCCGGCGTCGCCGGCGTCCGGCAACATTTCGGGCGCCGGAACGCCGCATGCGACATATCCCGCCGGGATCCGTTTCACATCGGCAGGCGTGAATTACCTGACGGCCGAGCCGTTCACGGTCAACGCGATTGGCGAATTCACGGCCTCGGTGACGGCCGAGACAGGGGGCGAGGATACGAACCGCGACGAAGGCGCGCAATTGTTGCTGGCCGATCCTGCGCTCTATCCGACTCTTTCCGATGTCGTCACGGTTGCGGCCGGCGGGCTTGGCGGCGGTGCGGACACGGAATCGATCGAGGCTTTGCGCGCACGTGCATTGAAGCGCAAGGCGTCGCCGCCGCAGGGCGGCGCGCTGGCCGATTATGAGGCATGGGCGCTCGAGGTTCCGGGCGTCGTTTCGGCGTGGGCCGCCAACTATTCCGGCGGCTTCGGTCATATAGGCGCATGGGTTCTTTTCGCCGGTCGAGAGAATGGCATCCCGACCGATGCGGACCTTGCCGCGGTCGAGGCGCATATTGCCGACAAGCGATTGGTCCGCGCGCGCTTCTCTGCGGCCGCGCCGATCGCGAAACCTGTCGACATGGATATCCGCTTGACACCTGACTCGGTTGCGATGCGATCGGCCGTTTCGGCGGCATTGGCCGAATTCTTTGATGCGACGCGATCCGATACCCGGCTCCGACCCGGATTGCCCGACGATCCGTTCACCCTGTCGCGATCGTGGATATCCGAAACGATTTCGACGGTCGCCGGCGAAGCCAGTCACGTTCTCGCGTCCCCGGCTGATGATATTGTTTTCCAGCCGGGCGAATTGCCTGTGCTCGGCGAAATAACCTGGTCGTGAGGCGAAATGTCGACCTGGCATGTAAACAGCGAATGGGCAGACTTCCATGCGGTCGACGGCGGTCCTGTCACATGGATCGACGCGACGGCAGATTTCGCGGATCCGAATGTGACTGCCGACGATGCGCTGACCGCCCCGACCGTCGACGATCTGTTGCCGTCGGGTCTCGCATTGTGGCCGCGCGGTGCGGCGTGGGGGACGCCCGACGGGGAGGCGCCGTCCCTGACGAGCGTTTTCGCACGGCTGACAAGCGCAATTCTGGCGCTGTTCGCCGACCTTTATGCGCGGGCATGGCGGCTGACCGAGGAGGCGCGGTCGGCAAGCATTGTCGACAGCCTGGAGGAATGGGAGGCCGAATTCGGCCTGCCGGATCCATGCTCGACAGGTGAAATGACCGCGGCCGACCGCATGGCGACATTGCGGGCGCGGGTCGCTGGGCTGCCAAGCGTTACGCCGGCCGACATCGTCATGCTAGCTGCCCGGCTCGGCTACGTCGTGGCGATCGAGGAGCCGGACGCATTCATCGCCGGCGTTTCATCGCTCGCCGGGCTCGGCGAATTGTCGAATTCCGACCTGGAACAGCAATGGGTCGTAATCGTTCGGGAAGTTCCGGCCTCGCAGTTCGAGGCCGGGATCGCGGAGACCGGCGTGTCGCGGCTTCTCGATTTCGACAACGGTCGGCTTGAATGCGCAATCCGACGGATCGCGCCCGCTTGGACGCGGGTTGTTTTCAACTATGCCGAACAGCCGATCGGGCTCGCGCTCGAGACGGGCGACGGGTCGGCGATCGTAACGGAGACGGGCAAGGGCCTTGTCGTCTCCCTCCTGCCTTCAAACCTGTCCTAAGGGGTTTCCGATGAAATACAATCAACCCGCCGGCGCGCTGCCCGGCGCGCCCTATGTCGACGGCAATCGCAATACCGGCGAAAAGGGCTCGATCGTTCCCGCGGCGGCCATCGAGCATCCGCAGCGCGAACTTGCGCACCTGATCGAGCATGCCGGCCTGACTCCGTCGGCGACCGATCTCGAGCAGGTGCGCAAGGCGATCGAGGCGCTGATTGACGCTGCGACGGGCGGCGGCGGATCGTCAACCTATATCCTGATGTCGCAGGCGCGTGCCCGGTTGCCGATATTTCCCGAGATAATGACCGGTGACGGCCGCATGAATGTAACCAGTCCGGGCGCGGGCACGATCCTTGTCCCCGAGGCGGTGCAGTTCATGCATCGCGGGATTTTCCCCGTGTCGACCAGCGACTTCGATCTCGCCGACCGGACCTTCGCGACGAATGCGAACAAGACCTATCATCTGCGGTGGAATCCCGTTGACGGGTTTGCCCTGCAGGATCTCGCCGACGGCGCCTATAATCCTGACGTGAAGGCGGAATCCGATGCAGGTTTCGATTCCACCTACGACGACATGCTGGTCGCCCGCATCGTGACCGATGCCGGCAACGTCGCGACGATAACGAATCTTGCGAACCGGGCGTCGCTGCGCGCCTATGTCTATGAAACTGCGGAGCCGGAACTGTATTCAAACAATTCCTGGCGGGCTGACTTCTCGATTTCCCTCGACTGGTCGCGGCGGCCGGATTTCGTGGCGGTGGCGTCGCAGGTCTACGCGCAACAGGCGGCTACGGCCTATGTCCAGGGCGGGGCGAACCGGGTGATCGCGGAAAGCTTCACGCGCTATGCGATCAGCCATTCCTCCATGACCGACTGGAATTCGACGCCGGCTGGCTTTGGTAGCCTGGTGGCCTCAATTCGCGGCGGTGCGGCGGCCTGACGCGCGCGCAGGCGTTACCGGGCAAACCAAACAGAAACCATCCGGGTATAACGGGACATGGAAGAAATTCGCATCAAGGATCTGCCCGGCGAGGGCTCCCCGAATGGCGGCGATTTCGCCGTCATCGACAGCGGTTCGGAAGGCTGCCGCAAGGCAACCCTGCACGATATCGTCACCGCCGTCGCCGGCGCGCTCTACGCGAGCGCCGCGCAGGGGGCAAAGGCTGACAGCGCCATCCAGCCGGATGATTTCGGTTCGGTGGGCGCGCTCATTGCGGCGGCGGAAACCGCGGCGGCGGTTCTGGCCGTTCTCGGCGTGGGCACAACCGGCGCGGCGGTGTTTGGCGCCGATGATGCCGCGACGGCGCGCGGCGCCCTGGAGTTGGGCGATTCAGCCATCCGTGATCTGATTGGCACAGTAGGCCAGTCGGGTGGCGTGCCAACGGGCGCAATCATCGAGCGCGGCAGCAATGCAAACGGCGAATATGTGCGTTATGCGGACGGGACGCAGATATGCCTGGTTCCCTCGACTGGCGTCGGAACCATAGAGACAACGGTCGGGAGCATAAAGGCCAGCGCGTCCGCCGTGACGATTGTTCTTCCTGCCGCTTTCATATCGGATGACTACGGTGTTTATGCTTGCGACAGGGCATCGCATGGCATTTGGGTTTCGGCCGCACCTGTAAACACCGGAGAAGTGGCGGTCAGGGCATATTCCTACGGCTCTTTTGCAACCAATCGAACAGTTCACACGGTCGCAATCGGGAGGTGGTTCTGATGCGAATTTCATTTTGCCCGCAGCGGCGCGACGACCATGTCACGGCCAGCGTTTCCGGCGATGTCCTGACCGTCAACGGCGAGCAGTTCGACTTTTCATCCTTGCCGGATGGCGCGTCGATCGACGCGGCCGATGTCCCTTGCGATCTTGTGATCGGCTCGATCGCGCGGACAGGCGGTGAAATTGGCGTCACGCTGATCTTGCCGCACGGCCCGATGCCCTCGCATGACGTGGCGTTTCCCGAGCCCGTCGTCGCGACGAACGGGCCGGTCGATCTACCCGGACACGATGGAGGTGGCTATGTGGGCGCCTGACCCGGAAATAATCATGACCGCCGACAAGAAGGCGGAGCAGGAGCGGGCGGCCTTGTGGGCTGCCGTTAATGCCGAGCGCGACCGTCGGATCGCTGCAGGAAACACCTTCACGATCGCCGGCTATGGCGACATTCCGATTACCGGCACCGTGCGGGATCAGATCGTTTTGGACGCGCTGCGATCGAAAGCGCGCGACCTGCAGGATTCCGGCGTAACGGATCCGGTCATGACGCTGCGCGGCGCCGATAACGTGACGCATAGCCTGACGCCCGAGCAGATGGTCGCGCTTGTTGACGCGGGCATGGCCTGGATCGAGGCTGTGATGGCAGTCTCATGGGCCATGAAAGACGGCGTCGGGGATTTCACCGACGGCATTCCTGCCGACTTCGCCGCGGATCGTTACTGGCCGTAATCGGCGAACCTTCACGAAGCTGAAATTTCGAAACATCGCCGGGCGACCGGCGGAGGAGATCGCATGCGCCTTTCGAGCGATTGGCGCCGCGTCCTGCGGCGCGCCTGGTCAATCCGTCTGATCGTCGTCGCCGGGCTGTTGTCCGGTGCCGAGGTCGCCCTGCCGCTGATCGGCGAGGCGGCCGCCATTCCGCCCGGCGCATTCGCTGCCGCGTCGGGCCTCGTCACCGCCGCCGCATTCGTCGCGCGGCTTCTCGCGCAACAGGAACAGGAGGATTGACCATGAGCAAGCGTGCAAGAAAGGCGCTGGCCGGCGCTGCCGGTCTCGCCGGCGCGATCGCGGTTGCGACGACCGCGCTGATCCAGCCTTGGGAGGGTCGCGAATATGTCGCTTATCGCGACATTGTCGGCGTCCTGACCATCTGCGACGGCGACACGCAAAACGTCCGGCCGGGCATGGTGGAGACCGACGCGGGATGCGACGAGCGAACGCATCGCCGGATCACGCGCGAATTCGTGCCTGCGCTGCGGAAATGCGTTGCGACATTCGACGCCGCGCCGGTCAGTTGGCAGGCTGCCGCGATTTCGCTGTCGTGGAACATCGGAACCGGTGCCTTCTGCAGTTCGACAGCCGCCCGCCGCGCGCGGTCGAGCGACTGGCTCGGTAGCTGCGAGGCGATGACCTGGTTTAACCGGGCCGGCGGCAAGCGAATTCGCGGCCTCGTCCTGCGCCGCACGACCGGCGACGCCGAACGCATCGGCGAATACGAACTTTGTGTCGAGGGGCTGTGACAATGGAAGATGAAATCGAGAATGCCGGGCGCCCGTTCTGGAAACGCGCCGACGTCTGGTCGCTGGTCATTGCGCTTGTCGCCGTTGTCGGCGCATGGGCGGCGGGCGTCGATCCGTCCGGCCTGTTCGACGCCGCCGTGCGCCTGGTTCCGTGATGTTTGATCGGATAGTCGCCGCCATAGCCTTTGCCGCCGGCGTCACTGCCGGCATCGGCCTTTTCTCGCTTTACGACATCTCGATTGACGATCCCGGCGTCCGGCGCGAAGCGCGGGCCGGTTATGTCGCGCGCGCCGAAATGATCGCGCTCGAGGCGGAACTCGAGGAACTGCGCCGCCAGCGGGACGCAATCGCAGCATGGCGCGACCGATATGCCGTGGCGCTGGCAAGGGCCGAAAAGGAACGCGCCGACCTTGAACGAATTCGCGAAAGTGAAAGGGTGAATTATGCCGGGGAACTGGAACGTGCGGGCCGTGCTTGCCTGCTTGATCGCACCGACATTGACTGGCTGCGGCGCGGCGAGTGATCTCGCGCGGATCGACACGGCTTCCGCGCGTATCGGCGCGGTTGCGGCCGGCATCGAACCCGCGAGCCTGCCCGACGATTGCAGGCGTACCGAGCCGCACGCCGCGCTTGTCGAGGGCGTTGACAAGATCGTGATTCTCGACCGCGAGCGGGATGCGCTCGATCGACAGAATGCGCGCACGTTGCGCTGCGCGCGTGCGCATGACGACATCATGGCCGCACTGGCCGGCGAAGGGGGGATCGGCGACGAATGATCCGGAGCATTCTGCTGTTCGCGGCCATGCTGGCCGCATCGCCGGCCTTGGCGCAGGAGGGCGGCATCAAGGTCGACCTGACAATCAACATGGCGGCGATCCTGACGGTCGCGGTCGTTCTCGGCGGCGGGCTGGTCGCTTGGGGAACCGTGCGGAACCAGGTGCAGGCGAATGCTTCCGCGATCGACGACCTGGAAACGGACGTCGCGGCAAGAGAGGCCGAGATCAAGCTCGTTGCCGAGCGCGTCGAAAGCGTTCGCGCAAAAAGCGCGAAGGAACTCGACGCATTTCGGATCGAGGTCGCGCGATCGATTCCGACAAACGAGGCGCTGGCCGCGCTCGAGGATAGACTCCTCGACGCGGTCAACAGGCTCGGCGACAAGTTCGATCGCTTTGTCGAGGCGCAGGCCAGCGGCGCGCACCGCATTCCGCCGGCCGAATAGGAGTCCGAAATGCGGGCAAGCCACCTTCTGCCGCTGATCGGCCTGACCGGCAAGCGCGGCGTCGGCAAGACCGAGGCCGCAAATCACCTTGTCGATATGCTCGGCTATGGTCGAATTCATCCATTCGGCGGCGGCAAGGCCGCGGCGATCGGCTATTTCATGCACCTTGGCGCGACGCATGACGAGGCATGTCGCATGGTTCACGGCGATTTGCGCGACGCGCCGTCCGACCTGTTGCCGGATCGCGTCCCACCGCGCCATTTCCTCGAGCGGTTCGGCCGGTTCATGGGCGTCGAAATGGGTAGCGCCTGGACGCTTGGCGCGGAACTCGCCGCGGCCAGCCGGTCGGATCCCGGCGTGCCGATCGTCGTCGAGTCGGTTGTGTATGAAGCGCCGACGATCCGCGCCGCCGGCGGGGTCATCGTGCGCATCCTGCGGCCGGGCGTCGACGGCCCGGTCGGCATCTGCACCGATGCCGAGCAGGGAGCGATCGCGGTCGACGCGGAGATCGTCAATGATGGCGACATTGAAAAGCTGCGCACCGCGATCGAGCGGATTGCGCGTGCCGGCCCGACCGGATAG